AACACTGACATTGACTACCTGAAAACACCATTCAAACTGCTAACGGGACAAGATGCTGCAGATTCAAGTAGCACGATGGGCGTAGATATTGAGACCGACGAAACAGTCGATGTTATCAAGCACGGCATTGTAGACAGCGCTAAGGCTCTCGAGGAAGCGGTTGTCAACTCACACTCAGTTGCTGCTCAGCTGATCGCCGTAAAAGTTGCCTTGCCGTTCGCAAAGGATGCAGAGTGATGGACCTCATGACGATTGTCGCAATACTGTTCATTGCAGTCATTGGCTATGAGCTTTTAATGATAAATATAGTGCTCAAGAATATAGAAACAGCCCAGACAGAGTTCATAGAGCAATATCTGTCAAGAAAACCAAAGCCAACTGCTAAGACCATCCACGTTACAGATCCATTCGTTGCAGCAAACAAGCGTACCACTCAAAAGTCATCATCAGATGGTATTGTCATACGTAAGACTCCTGAGCAAATTCGTAATGAGAACTACGAAAAGATTAAAAAGGGTCAGAAATACGGTTTCATTGATAGCTAGGAGGGTCTATGGGGTATATTTTGAACGGCGTATATTATAGGGGCGAATTAACAAAAAGCAGCAGTCAAGATACTACAGTAGAAAATATCTATACTACCTCAAACGCTGTACGTCAGTACGAACGTCACGCTCACGACCTAATCCAGCCACACAACCCAGACGGCACGCCAAACAAGGACTTTATAGACTATTACGAGAGCGATGCTAAAAGATATGGGTTTATACCAGACAATAACCCATCAGAGCCTACCGATCAGTCTTCTGTCGTTCTTTAGGGTTATTAATACGACCATCGCATCGACTGTCATATAGACCGAACCGAATTAGCCAATTACGTACAGAGTTGTGCGCAATGCCAAGCTCCTCAGCAATAGCGCGAAGCGGCTGTTTAATACCGTCCTTATAGTAAGCTGCTATGAGTCGTTGTCTACTGATGATAAGTTTTCTATAAGCCATATACTTATCATAGAGTATTTGCACAAAGTTTTCCACAGGTAACATAAAATACACATAATCTGTCTAAAACATGTTGACGTTTATTGTCATGTTTGCTATACTAAAGACAGTTAGATAGGAAACGGCGCAAGTAGGTATAGGGCGCGACAGTCAACACTTTAACTAATCACCAACTACAATAAGTAAACGAAAGGATGGCATGAATGGAGATAGTATTTACAACTAAAAGTGGCAAAGAGTTCAGAATCATTGCGTTTGAGTCTATAGATCGAGCAATGGATGATGTAAGAAGCGCAATCATAGTTGCACACAAGCTTGATGATCCTATTGTAGATATCTATAACGACTTCCTAACAGCACCAACCAGAAATCGACCCTTAGCACTTGGGTGGAAGTATGAAAACGGAAAATATATATTACAGGAGGGGTAAGATGGCAGTAAAGACTAAATATATACACATCCTCGTGACAGAAAAAGACAAGATCGTTATAGCGCGGCGCGCAGAAGAGTTGGGACTAACCGTCAGTGAGCATATCCGGCGGCTCATCCTAGCAGATCTTGTAAAATCTGGATCAGAGATATAGAATTAAAGAGGTTGATTATTATTGGCCGTAAAGAAGTCGCATTGCCCACTGGCGACTTCTTTATTTTGTGCAATGGTTGTATAATAGAAATATGACAACAACTAAGCAAGATTCTAGCAAGAAACAGGGGAAAAGGGGCGGGCCTCCTAATCCAACCGGCAAGGGTGGCTTTGGAACGAATCCTCAAAACCGCAGTGATGGTAGGTGGAGCAAAGATACCTCTGTTAGTTACTGGTATAACAAGCTTGGGCGTATGGATAATGAGGAGTTCAACAAATTCAAGCCTGCCAATCCGTTTCAAGAGATTGCGTATAAGCGTGTGCAGGCGGCTTTATCCACTGCAGATGGGGAATTAGCCCTAAAGAACACCAAAGAGATCACAGATCGCGTTGAGGGGCGTCCTAAGCAAGACATCAGCATGGATGTATCGTCTGATGATGCAGTTATTATCAAGGGCTTTATTATCCCATCAGCACCAACAGACTTTATTAGTAGTGACATAGAAAAGCAGGCTGGTAAGGAATATGTGAAGTAAAACATACGGTGGGTGATATATCATGGACTACTTTCTAGAAAAAGACAACGAAAATGCCGGGAAAATGCAAATGATGCTAAAAACCTGACATCAAATATGGTATATCTATGATAAAACGAAAAAGAGTAAATAATGAGATGCTATCGCCAGTGTTGGCGACTCAGTATCGCGATAAGGGGTACTGGGTGCCATTTCCTGGCCCACAAACTCTTGCTATTGCTTTGAGTAGAGACAAGCGCTACCGTGAAATATTGTTTGGGGGTGCACGTGGCCCGGGTAAAACAGACGCATCTATAGCAATTCTAGGCGAACGTCTTGCTGATAATCGCACAAAACAGTTGGTTATTCGTCGCAATGCCGAGGATTTATCAGACTTTGAGGATCGTGCTGCTGCTGCTTTTAGGGTTATGGGGGCTAAATTGCGACGTCACCCTATGGTTATATCTGGAGGAGGGGGTGCCCGCATTGGCAGAATCCTTGGCGGTCACCTGAGAGACGATGATGCCTACTCAAAGTATCAGGGACATGAGTATCACCGTATTAACATTGAGGAGTTGACACAGATCCCTCGTGAAGACATGTACTTGAGGCTAATCAACTCAGCTCGCTCTAAGTATCCTGATTTATTTCCTCAAATATTCTGCACCACAAACCCAGGCGGAGTTGGGATGGCTTGGGTTAAGAAACGATTTGTTACACCAGACCCTGCAGCAACCATCTGTGTTAAGCATCAATATAATTGGGTTGATGCTGATGGTAAAGAGCGTGTAACACATTGGCAAACTATCATAGATAAGAGCACTGGGTTGTGGCGAGCGTATGTGCCAGCGACACTAGACGATAACCCAGTGTTGCTCAAGAACGACCCAGACTATATTAAACAGCTTGAGTCACTAGAGCAAGCGAATCCTGAGCTGTACCGAGCGTGGCGACATGGTGATTGGGACATCCAGTTTGGTGCAGTGTTTGATGAGTTTAGAAAGGTGCTACATACATTCAGCAGATTTAGCGACTGGGGCATCACCAAAGATGACTTTGATAGCTCATGGAAAATCGCTGGGATGGACTGGGGCTACAATGATGAGTGTGTTATTTTGTGGGCAACATTTGATACTATCACCGAGCAAGAGGAGCGGGCGTTTATTTATCGAGAGCGTCACGATAATCATAAAGACCTCGTGTGGTGGGCAAAGCAGTTCGCAGAGCAGCAAGAGAAAGATCCTGTAGACATACTAGCTATGCCACACGATGCCTATAGCCATCTTGGCGGTAATAAACCTATTGTTGATGTGTTCAAGGAGGAGCTACAGAAACTACCAGCAGACAAGCGTCCGCGTATAGTAAGGGCAGACAAGCTCAATCGAGACCTAAAGAAATCAGCTGTCAATAGCCTGCATACACTGCTTGCAGAAGCATCAGACAGCAAGCCAGCGATTCAGATACATACTAGCTGTGAGTACCTCATTGAGACACTACCAACGATCATCTATGCAAAGGATAGCGGCGGTGAAGAGCTAGACAAAAATAATATCGATCACGCCCTCGATGCACTGTTCTATACGCTCATGACAGCGAATAAGGTTCGAGGCAAACTACTCAACCAGTCAGAACTAATGATCAAGGCAAAAACATCGTTCTATAGCGGCAGTCAGGCCAAGGCTAAAGACATTGGCATTGACACCGAGGCGCTCATCAGTGGTGCTAGCAAAAAGCGAAAAGATTGGAAAACTCGCTAATTTAATAAGGGGTGAATATACATTAGTGTGCTATAGTTGAGGTAAAAGGAGATCCAATGCACAACGACACTGAACTATTCGATGATTCTACTGTAGATAGCGTAACTAGCGATACCGGTATCATTGATGATAGACCGATTTTGTCTATTGATGTAGACGATAAGATGCTCATCTCTAACTTTAAGCGCTGGATTTCTGACAGCAATTCATACTGGAATGACAGGAAGGGCTACAACCTTGAAGCCAGTCGTAATATGAATGAACGCTACTACCTTGGTAAGCAGATTGATAAGGGCGATTTGTATGATTATCAAGTGCCGTTCATGGACAACCAGATATATGTTGGCGTGCAGTCTATTATTGCGTATGTTTCTGCTAATACGCCTGCTTGTGATGTTGTTCCTGAAGATGATACAGTGCAGTCCAATGTTATGGCACAAGACTTAGAAACCGCCGTAAATATTCATACTGACAAATTCAAGCTGAATAAGCTCATAAAGTCTGTAGCTAAAGATGTGTATATCAATCGGATTGGTATTATCAAGCTGAAATATGACGAGAACCTTCAAGATATTGTACCGGTCGTTGTCGATCCAAAACGCCTAATCCTTGATAAAGACTGCCGTCAAGGGGAAGAGCCAAAGTTTATTTGTGAGGTCTGTACTGACTCTGTAGCTA